AGGCAAATCCGCCGTGACGAGCGCGCGGAATGTCGGCGGCGCCGCCGAGCCGGTAGTCGGACCGAGCAGAGCGGTGTTTGCGGATTCATTCGCAAGCGCGAGGGTGATGGCGAGCGTCCCGCTCGTCGTGATCGGCGAACCGGTGACAGCGACGGTCAAAAACGCCGGCACCGCGAACGTAAGTCCCACGCTTGAGACGGTTCCGATTCCGCCTGGTAAGTCTGCGGCCACGAGTGAGCGAAATGTGGGAACCGCCGGCACTCCGGCCGCTGGCCCTGCGAGAACAAGATTCGCGGTTTCAGTTGCCCACGCAAGAGCGAGCGTCCCGGAAGTGGTGACAGGAGAACCGGTCACGACAAACTGAACCGGAGCGCTCAAAGCGACGCTCAAGACCGATCCGCCGGCGAGCGTGCCTACACCCTGATCCGGCAAATCGATTTCTACCGTCGAGTAGTAAATCTGCACGCCGTAGAGTCCGGCGGCGGCATAGAAAAAAAAGTTTCCGTTATTCTGGGACTGCGTGGGATTCGGGAGCACAGAAGTCGCGACGGTTCCGCCTGAAACGTACGTTCCGGGATTCGTGAGTTCTGCGACCGTGACGACGTTTCCATTCACTGCGACGACGAGATAAGGTGCCTCGAGCGTCGTGTCGTACGCCGCCGGATTCACGCTCGAGACGGCGATATAAGATCCCGGCACGACATCGGCGGGCGGCGTCGTCAAGAAAGTGAAAAGGATTTGTCCCGCTTCCCACACCGCGCCGGTGATTGTTGCGGCGTTCGATGTTTCGTCCGAATAAATCTCGGCGAGTGGAGTACCGGGCTGCGTCGAGAAATTGCTCGGATCGGTGAGCACCGCGATATCGGCGCCGTCCACTGCCAAACCGAGCGGAGTCTGCACCACGCCGTCGTATCTGAAAAACATGAAACCTCACAGGAAAACCGCGGGCGGACTTCGTTCGCGCCGCCCGCATCGCGCTGTTGTGTGGAAACTAGCCTTTGATAAATTCCAGAATGCAGCTAATCATATCGCCGCTGATTCCGGCCGCGATTGTCGTTCCCTGTGCGATTTCGACGAGCGGCGCGGCTGATCCGGCGGATTGAAAAATCCGCAAGAGTCCGCAATTCTGGCCCCAGTTTTGGAGCGTCCACGTTACTCCACCGTCCACCGTCGTCGGATTCGGATTTGCCGCAGTCGGCAGAGCCCACGTCGGCTCGGATCCGGATCCGGCGGTGCCGCCGGTCGTCGCCGTCTGAATATTTCCGTTCGAGTCGATCAGCGATTGCCCAACGGCGACGACGTTGCCTTTGTAAAGCGCAGTCCATTCGTCTTTGGTCGTCCAGCTATAGACGTAGCCACTCCCTGCGCGCGTTTGCATTTCTGCGCGCACCGCGTTTCCGTTCGAGACTCCGGGAAAATCGATACCGCCTTGCCCTGGTGATGTGTTCGGCGCAATCGTGATCGGGATTCCACCGAGCGGATAGGTTGCCGGTGATGCGCTGATTGCAATCACGCCGGCGAGAATAAAACGCCGCTGCGTCATATCCTGTCCGCGAGGGTAAGGCGATTGCGTGAAAACTGCGGTTGCTACGGCCATTGGGTTGCGCCTCCTCAGCGCGTCGTTGCTGTTGTGGAGCTCCTCGCTCCGTTGCTCTAGTACGGCAGATTGTTGGTGGTGCGGGAATTCTGGTTTTGCGTGTCGCCGTACGCCTTGCGGTTATAACGAATCCGCTGTTTCATCCGGACGTATTTGTTCGTGATCAGACGCATGTACTTGTCGCCGTTCGCCGCGGCCGTCGTCGCTCCGGGAGAACCAGGCGCTCGAGCCTCGGCGTAGCGCGCGGCGACGAGTTGCGCGAGCACGTTGGTCGAGGAAAGGATATTGATCGAAGTCGTCGCCCACGATTCGGCTTGCGTCTGCGCGTTGATTTGATCGGAGCCGATGATCGGTAGCACCGCGGTATAGCGCAGGCGAAGCATGATGCTCGAGAGGCATCCCATGAACCAGAGCGCGTCTCCGCGGTACTCGTACATTCGCATGAACGGTCCCTGATAGACGCTCGGCAGTCCTTCCATTGGCTGCGTCATCGGCGAAAACGGAACACCGCTTCCTTCGATTTGCTCCCAGACTTTTTCGATGGCGACCAAATCGGAAGGAAGTTTCGGATCCGAGAGCCAGACTCCGTTCGTGTAGTAACCGGTGTAGGCGAGCGAGGTTTGCTGCTTTGGATCGGAAGCCGGAAGCGGCGGAAGCGGACCTACAATCACGTTGTCGCGTGTGAGCGTGATCACGCCGTTGTTGCGGATTTTTTCCTGCACTTCCTCGAGCGCCGAGTTGAGGTACTCAACGGTGAAAGGCGCTTTGTTGGTGAGAATCCGTCCCGCTCCGAGTTGATAGGAATCGTTGACGAGCGCTCTCGCTCGATTCATCACCTGCGCGACTGTCGGATAAGGTGCCGCTGGAAGTACGGCCATTTTTCCTCGCATCTAGGGGTAGCGGCCGGGGGGAAAACCAGGAGAATTGGCTAAACCGTCCCGGCCGCGAGCCCTAGAAGTTCGTTAAGGCGTTGCCGCTGCCTTGCGCGGCTTTCTCGCCATATGTTTCGCTTGACTCTTGAGAATCCCGGCTGCCACGGCTTCGGCTTCGCTCGCCGTGCCGTCTGCAAGCGCCCTGGTCCAGTCGAAAACCTTTTTGCACTGGTAGCAGCGGGAAGCCGTTGCCGGCAGAGACGTGCCGCAGTTCGCGCACGGATTCTGCTTCTCATAGCGCATGTTCCACGTGAAACTGCGCCCGAAATAGTTCGCGGCGCGGCGGTGCGTGTGGCCTATCTCTCCGACTGTCTTGGGATTAAGCGCCATAATCTGCGCCTCATCGATCAGCCGGTTGTAGTTGTCCTCGAGGCGTTTTATCGCCATCGCGAGCGCTTCCGGATCCGGCGGATCATCCTTCGCCTGTCCCTTCGTCCTGTCCCAGAACAGTCCCCACCAATAGAGATTCGTTCCCTCATTCGCAAGCGAGGCGGCGAGCACGACGCGCACGGTTTTCCAGCTTCCTTTCATGTCCTCAGGATTGAGCGCGTCCTGTGCCAGAAATTTCCCGTCCACGCCGCGGCTTGCTATCTCATCCGAGCCGGCGTGGAAAATCGGCACTTGAACGATGTCCGGAATCAGAAACGGCTTTGAAACTTGCTTGCCTGGTTCGCGCGGCGGAATCACGATCACTTTGCCGGCGTGTCCCGGCATCACCCACGGCCGCTCGATGCGTTGCTCGAGGTCCGAGACGTTCCAGATGCGAACCCAAAACGCCGGCGCGTGCTGCATGTTCGCGTCGCCCGTAAAAACGTATTCGCCGTTGAGTTCATTCGACAAAATCTGCGAACCCTTTGCGGCTTTTTTCGATCCGCCTTTGATGCCGGCGTTAGCGCGTACCATGATCGGTCGAGAGCTCATCTGTGTTCTCCTGGTTTAAGTTTTGCCCTGATAGAAACCGAGCATCGGCCGCGGCCGGCGCTCGAAGAGTTTTCGCTTTTTCCAATTTGCGGCGATTTCCTTTCTTTTCCTCTCCACTCTGCGCGACCATTCGCTCCCGGTGCGGTTCGTTTGCCCGGAAAAACTTATTGCGCTGTATCGCTGCGGCAGAGCTTCCTCGAGACGGTTCGCAATCAATTCAACTTTGGCGGCGTTCTCGCGCGCTTCCATTTCCGAGCGCGTCTGCTTGAGTTCGGCCATCGTCAGTTGCGTTGCTTGCTCGAGGACGGGAATCAGCGATTCCAGAATCTCAAACGAAAGTGGAATCGTCTCGATAATCAACTCGTCGCCTTCGATGCGGCGCGACATGAAACTAACAAACGTGTCATACCGCCCAAACTGCGGATATTCTCCGGTGAGCGAGAGTCCGTCGTCGTCGGCGCTCATCTCGTAGTAGAGTTCCGGAGTCCAGAACATTTCCGGAGAGCACCAGCGCTGCAAAAGCCAAATCGGTTTATCGTGTCCGACGAGCATTTCGGTGTAGCGCTTGTCCATTCCGCGCACGTGCATCACTTCGGTTTGACCCCACACCACGCGATAGAGTCCGCCGCCGAATGGATTGCGACCGTAGATGCCGGCGAGAGCTTCGTTTATCTCCGTCGGTTCCGGAATCCTCTCCGAGCCTGTGATTCGTCCGCTCACGCGATTTCCAGAGTTGCCAGTTTCTTTTGCTTTTTTCTCGAGTAGATTTGAAGGCGATGCAGATGGACTAGCTTTGCGTCGTCGCATTCAACGTCGGTTCCGCCATATCTCGAGAACAAAACGCGGTCGCCTGGTTTGAGCCAGTCGATTCCGCTTACCTCGACCGTGCCGAAGTCCTGCCGGACTTTCTTTCCGCCGACTACGTTTCCAATGCCGATCGTTTTTTCCGGATCCCTGCGGACGAGCGCACTGTCCGGCATCGCTTCCCAGTTTTCGCGCTCGAATTTTTCTACCTCGACAATCTCATCCCGCATCCGGTTGATGAGCGTCGTCGCAACTTCGTGCTCTCGGATTTTCGCTTTCCGTTTTGCTTCGCCCACGTTTTTTCTCCTGGTTTTGGTGAGGGGAAGCGGCGCGCAAGGACATCACGTCCGCCGCTTCCCTCTTTTGTTTAGATCGTCGGCTCGGCGGCGTTGGTGATGTAGACGCCGGCTTTCATGTTCGAGTTGAAGAGATTCAGACAGGCGTTGTAGTAGAAAATGTTGGAAGTGAGCCAGCCGTTGCCAGTCGGATCCGGAACCGGCATCGAAGTCACGCCGTTTCCGAATTCATAGAGACTAGGCTCGATCATTTCCGCAATTCCCCACGACGGCAGACACAAACCATCGATCCGACCTGGTGAGGCGTTGTAGCCTTCGACGTACTCGCGTCCGCCGAATTCCGTCACCATGTGCTTTTTCACCATGTCGAGCGCGGTGTCGCCTTTCACGTCCTGCGCATTGGCGATGAGCACACTTTGGTACAGATTGGTGATTTGCAAACGCTGTCCCGGTCCGCCGTACCAGATGAAATCGTCCATGTTCTCGAAATCCTCTCCGAGTCCACGGCCGATGAGGATTTCCGCGCGGTACGGAACGGACGGATTCACGGCGTTGTTGTTGAGATTGATGTTCGCGGTCGAGAAACGTCCGGGATAGTTTGCTTTGGTGATGCCGAGCACCGTCCCGGTGTTTCCCGTCACCTGATACGTCTTGATGCCCGCGACCGATCCGCCGAGCGCTCCCGAGGATCCGGCCACCATGAGGTAGTCGCCCTGCGTGGTGCCGGCGGGAAGCAAGCCCGTCGAGTAAATCGCCTGCGCGACGCCATCCGCATACGAAATCCGGAACGAGCCTCGCACCGTCCCGCCTTCCGACGGGAAAACCTGTACGAGTTGCTGGTCCTGAAATTGGTTTGCGTTGTTAAGTCCGGTGATCGAGGAGTAAGTCGCAGAGCCAGCCACGCCGCCGCCGGTGCCGCTGTCAACGATGGCAGTCGTCGGAATCTGATCGAGCATCCCGGAACTGTCGCCCTGAAACAGAGCCTCGACGCCACGCATGAAACTGTCGAGCGAGTTTTTGAGTTCCTGCGCGCGTACGGCGACCATGCCACGGTTTTTGCCGTTGGTCGATTTCTGCGTGAGGTAGGTTATCTCGCATCCGGAAAACAGGAAAATAGGTTGGATGTCTCCGGAAATCCACTGCGAGGCGGAACCGCGTCCGAGCGAGTCACCGTCTCCGGTGCCTTGTCCAATCGCCGCGCCGGACTGCACGCGAACCGGGACGCGAAACGCGGGACGTTGCGCGATTCCGGTATTGGTTCCCACATTTCCCGGCGCTGCGGTGATGTTCGCGACGGGATAGGTTTTGGTGCCTTTTTTCATCCTGGTGTATAACGTTTTTCCGTCATACATCAGATCAGGAATCATTTTAGCCCACGACTCGAGCTCGATTCCCTGTACTGCCGCCTCATCGAGAGGCGTCGGACTGTTTAACGGCATGAGAACACTCGTACGAACGTGGTCTCATTCGCTTAGCCGTTCTCCTCGGCGAGCAATGGATTCGGCGAGAGCGCATCGCCGCGGTGTTTCTCTCCTGTCGGGACTCGAGCATTTGCCCTCGTCCGTTCACATCGCGCCAGCTTCCGTTTTTATTTTCGTGAGTACGGCTCACGTCACCAGGCGATGGCGTTCGAGTGCGAGGTTAGCCCTTATCTGAGGGAAAGGCAAGTTATAGCGCGTTGCGGTCCCACCGCACGACTTTTCCGCCGAACTGTTTCAGCAAAGTTGCTTCGCCGCGCATGTACCGCATCTTGCTCCGGTCCTGCGACCAATCGATTTGCTCGGCGGACGGTTTCTTTCCGAATGTCGGCGTGCTCGTGCCGTTGTTTCCGCCTGCGCCGGCGGTTTTCTTCGATTTGACTCCGGTAAATCCTCGAGCGGCCCACTCCGCGTCGGTCGATTTTTTCACCAGGCGCGCAACCTGCGAACCGACGTAGCGTTTTGCGCCGACTCGATCACCCTCGTCGAGGAGCGCCTTTAGCCGCTCCTGGTACGCCTCGTTACGCTGCAATGTTGTCGCGATGCGCGAGAAAATTCCGCTGGCGAGACTCTGCTTTTGCGCGAGCGTGAGGTTTTTTCCCTTGATGATCGGATTCAGTTGTCGCGCGATGAGGGAATTCATCGTGGTAGTTACATCGTTTGCGACTTGCGTCGTGAAAATCCCTTTCTCTTTCTGATCCACTTCGGCGGCGCGGCGCTCGACTTCCGTCATCGCCTCTTTGTCCGCTTCCGCCGGCTGCGCCTTGCCGAATTGCTCGACATCGCGAATCCATGCGAGCAACTTGTTCGCAGTCTCAAACGCCGGCTGCGCCTTTCCGTCGCTGATCAGTTCGGCGAGCCGCTCGACAGTGCGCGTGAAACCTTTCTCGGACATCGCCGCAGCCATGTGCCTTGAGACAAGCCGACTATAGGCGCCTTCGTCCGACGCGCGCAGTTTGTCGAGCGCCTGCGGCATGAGTTTCGCGAAACCTTTCGGATAATCCTTCGCGAGCATGTCGATTACCGCCGGATCACCTTTCGACATGCCGTCCAGTTCCCGAGCGTAGGCGTCGAGCTCGACTTTCGCGCGTTCATAGCCTTTCTGGCCGCCGATGCGGTCCACGAGTTCGGACGCTTGCTGCGCTTCCTGCGGCGTGGGGAAAAACTGGCGGAATTGCTCTGCGGCTTGGCGCGCTTTGAAAAATTCCTTGCGGATGAGCTTGGCGCCCTCGGGATCCGTCGCGCGCATTTTATTGAGCGCTTTCTCGACGGCTTTTGCTTGCTGCTCGGGAGTTAGCGCCTTTTTTGCGCCGTGCTCACCTTCTTCACCTTCCTCTCCCTCTTCTTCGCCTTCCCCCTCACTATCGCCAGTGCCTTCGTCGCCGAGATCTGCCTGGTCTCCCTCACCGCCGTCGCCAGCATCGCCAGCGCCTTCGTCGCCGTCACCCTCTCCACCATCGCCGCCCCCCTCGTCACCACCTGCATCACCTTCGTCACCGCCGCCGGCATCCCCCGCACCATCGCCGATCACAACTGGCGACGCGAAATAAAGTCCGGTGAATCTCTTGAGGAGCAAATCCCAAATTTCCATGTTTGTTCTCCTGGTTTATTGCACTACTGGCACGGCTTCTTTCGGGTGTTTCGCCGCTTCCGTCGTCGCTCGAGTTTGCGCGACGTTTTGCGGATCGCTCTTGATTCCCGCCTGCGCGAGTGCCTGGCTCGCCTCGTCCGGCGTCATATCCTTGACATTCGCCGAAATCGACGGCGGCTTCGGTCCCGGCGGTGGCGGCTGCGCGTCGGCTTGCTGCTTTTTGAATGCGTCGCGGTGCTCGATGTAGTGCAGCCGGATATTCGCAAAACTGTTGCGCTCCTCTTCCTCGCCATTCCGCATTGCACGGCCGCGCGGCGAGTTGATGAAACGCAGCGTCGTCGCCGCTTCGATTTCGTGATCGTCGCACTCTATATCGATTTCCTCGGATGAGACAAGCGGCGGAAGCGTCGCCATCGCCTGCGTGACTTGCTGAATCTTGTCCTGCGCCGTCGGATCGGTCGCCGCCTGCATGGTGAGTTGCGCGAGAAGTTTTTTCGCCTGTTTTATTTTCGGATTCGGAATCGGTCCGGAGAGCAACATCACTTCGATTTCTCCGAGTTGCTTGTCGCGGGATTCGAGCGCCTTGATCACGAAATTTTCAAGTCCCACGGCATCGCGCACAAGTTCGAGGTTGTCCGGATCGTCCACAATCGTTCCGAGCATCGGATTCGTCGTCGCGTCCTGAATTACTTCGATCACGCGGTTTTGTTTCTGCGTCGGCGTCTCCGGGAAGTTCTCGTCCACTTCCGGATAGGCAATCATGTTGCCCTTGAGCGATGCCATCTCGATCGTGACCGATACTTTGTCCTGCACGAAAATCGGATGATCGTGATTTTTCGCAAGGCACTGCACGGCGTTCATCATCACGCAGGCGATGGCTTCCTTGAGCCGGCGCCAAGTCAAACCGAGACGGCCGAGCGCCTGGTCTCGCTGCAACTGGATTCCCCCCATCGTGTCGTTGGATCCAGTGTCGCCGCCAAACAGCGCCGGGAAAGCGCCGGACAGGAGTTGCGCCGTCTCGCCTTTGAAATCCTGAATGAATGCGGTGAGTTGCTCCGGGAATTGCGGCGGCGTCTCCTGCCAGATCACCTGGTCCATCGTTACGCCCGGTTCCCGCTGGAACGGATGCCGCTCTCCCGGCAGATTCACTTGGTCCCGGATGGCGTCCACGTCAAACATTTCGTTATCCATCCACGTATCCGGCACGCCGCGCACAAAGTAATCATTTGCGAGCTCGAGCCAGTTGTTGAGGACTTTCTGGATCGGGAGCATCCAGTCGCCCAGTCCTGCGCGGTGCATCCCATCGCCCGGTAGCGCGTGCAAAAGCGTTAGGTGATCGTTCATCTCCTCGTCGCGCGCTTCGCAGAAAGTGTCGCCGCAGAAAATAACCTGCATCCCGGACGGAAACTTTTTCATGATCGATTCGCGGTTTGCGTCGTCGAGTTCGAGTAGTTGCCACGGACGAATCCACGCTTTAACTTCGGTTACGGTGTTCGCTTCCGAGTCCGCGGTATTGTAGGAATCCATCATGCCCTGCTCGACGTTGAGCCGCGCCAGCCGATCGAGGTCGTCGCCGCCTGGTCCGCCTTTCGCCGGCTTGATGTTTTCCGCGACATCCGGGAACTGCGCTTTCTCTTTGAATTGGTCGAATTCCTGCGAGCGAATCGCATAGCCGCAATCGTTCAGGCAGTTCGCGCGAATCGGGAGTTTCCACTCGAGCGCGCCGCCGCAGCGGATAACTTCCTGCCCGTTGGGTTCTTTTTCCTCGTCCTCGCTTCCATCAATTTCTTTTTCAGATTCTTTTTCCGAATCCTCGTCAGTTTCTCCTGATTCAGAGTCCGAATCCTGTCCAGTCCCGCCGCCATCGTCGGATTCTCCGCCCTCAGTTGATGGTAGGTGTCCATCGTTTTCGTCCTCTGGCACCACTCCCTCGCGCTCTTTTTTTTGCTTGTCGTCCTCGTCCTCGTCGTCGTCGTCGTCCGCATATCCGAAGCGCGCGGCATCTTTCATGTAGCACGTCTCGAAAATCACGCGCCCGTCCGTCCACAAAAGCCGGCACGCATCCTCGAGCAAAGTCAGCATTTTGTTGTTGCGGATGATTTGAATTTTGAGGGACTCGGAACTTTGTGCGGCGGTGATTCCGGCATCGTCGTGCGGCCGTGAGGATTTGAACCGAGTGTTAGGTACTTCGCGGGTGAGAGCCGCGGTGATCATCTGATTGAACGAGTTGTAGATATTCGTCTCGAAATTGCTTTTGCTCGACTCCTCGCCGTAGCCGTAGCCTGTACCCTGCGCCGGCAGAGCCCATCCGCCTTGCCGCAACGGTAAAATATGCTGAAAGCCGCGGTCGAATAGCCTGCGCTCCCAGATGCGGATGATTTCCTCGCGCCGCGGCGGTGAATCCCGCGAAAACAGTTTGGTGAGGAGCGATTTGATCGAGCGCTGCTCATCCTGCGTGCAATCGACCGTTCCTTTCCTCGTCCACTCGACGCCGCATAGCGCGCCCGGTTTCCTTTTCGGAACTTCGATTTTCGTCGCGTCGGTTTGCTCGTTCGCCATTTAGTGATTCCACTTTTTCGCGTTGAGCGCGAACGTCGCTCTCTTCCGCATCTTTGGATCTTCCGAGTGTTTTTCTTCTCGAGCGAATTGCTGCGTGCCTTTGCCGGCGCGCTTCGCCGCGGCTTTAAAAATTCCCTCGTGGCTTGGCTTGATGTGAATCGCCATACTTTTATTCCTGCCCGAGAGTCAAAAGCGTCGCGTAGGCATCGTATGTGTTTGGCGCATGACTGACCTGCACCGCGACTGTGATCGTATGCCCGGCGGGAAGATGAGCGCCCCCGTTGAATGGACCTGAGCCACTGCTCGAAATGTTAACTCCGCTACCGTTTTCATCGAGCCACGTGCAAATGAAGTTGATGTTGTTGCCTGACAAATATCCCGCGATGAGAAAATCTACATCGTTGGTTGGCGTGTAGGTAAATAGAGTGTATGTGCCAGTGGCACTCTGTACGGTGCCTGGTGCCGATGCACTTGCGACTACGTTCATCGGAATCTCCTCTGAGAAAAATGGGGCGAGGTTTTTCCCCGCCCCATCGATTGAATTGTTTAAGCGACGCGCTGGACGACAATCGAAACGTTTGCCGCGCCAGCGGTCGCCGCTGAACCGGTGACGTTCGGTGTCCAGGTAATCGCGTTGACTCCGGTACTTTCGATAAGCTGCGACCCAACCAGCGTCGTCCCTGCTGTGAGTGCCGAAGTGGTGTAGACGACGGTCCGATTACCTTGCGCATCGGTCCATCCAAACGTGATCGTTTCTTCAGTGTTCGTCACGAATGTGGTCGTCGTCACCAGGTAAAGTGAAATCTGATAGACGCCAGCCGGTGCACCAGCGGGGACAGCCGTTACAGCAGCAGCGGCATTGAACACCGCGAAGCCGAGTGCCGCATTGTCCGAGTAGACGATTTGTGGAGTCGAAATTGCCGCATTGCCGAATGTGGTTGATGAAATGGTCCACGCATTCGTGCTAGCGTCGTAAATCAACAAATAAATCGTGTCCGAGAGAGCCGCGGAATCGAGTGAGCCGATGCCGGGAATGTTTCCGGAAGTTACAAGGCGGCCGCCCGTCGCGTCCTGTTGCAGAATCAGAACGAGAATTTGACCGTCTACACCGCCGGTAAGGAAAAGCTGAGTCGTTGCCGCTGCGAGAATGAGCCTGATTGCTGCAACACCTGAAACGCCTTGAGTCTGTGCCGCCATGCTGTTACCCCCTCCGCTCTTGCGGAAATGGATTCGGCGCCGTCAATCGCGGGCGGCGTTTCTTGCCGTGCGTTTTGCTGCCTGTGCGAATGTCTTTCGGTGAATCAGCGACGGATCCGAATGCGCCTCGTCGCGTTGCTTTGCCTTCTGCGCGGCCGTGAGGGGTGAGCCGGACGATTGCAGATAGGAAAATTGGCGCTTCGTCCACGGCACGGCTTACCCTCTTTTGGCTCCGCGCCTCTTGAGTTCCATCTCGAGCGCGAGGTTCGAGAAACTGGCAAGTGAAATGTACGGTGCTACCGGCGATTCCGCTGTTTCGAGCGCTTTGTCCGCTGGATACTTGTCTCCGATACGTCCGAAATCAGGCTCGAATCCGGTGCTTTGATCCTGATTTGCCGGACGCTCCGCGATGGTTTTGTTCGCGTAAAAACCAGCGAGTTCGAGATGCTCGATGCACTTCGAGAATTCCTCTCCGACAGTCAAACCACCATCGCTGCAAATTTCGCTCACGATTGCGAGATGGGTATCGAACGTAGATGCAAGCCGCTGCGCTTTCGCCAGTCCGCGGCTATTCAACTTATGAACCTCAAACGCTCTGTGCATTGGTGTTCTCCTGGTTTTTATTTCTCCTGCTCGAAATTGTCGCAATAATCCGGCCCTGAAATCGGACTCTGCACTCCCTCGCACCGCGGCGGACTCGCCCGGATGAAATGCCGGCATCCGGCGCAAAACTTTCCGGGATGCCGGCTTGGTTTTTCGTAGTGCACCGCGGCGTGTGACTCTTTTTCGCTTTCGGGTTTTTCTGCCATCACCCATCCGCTACGGCGCCGGCGAGACGCTCACCGCGATAGTTTTCTCGTAGCGCACGAGTTGTTGCAGCGCCGTATTGAGCGCGTCCTGTAAAATATCCGCCGTGAGGTTGCGTGACTTCTGAATCGCCGGCGAGACGGATATTTTCGCGATGAAATTCCCCTGTGGAACCGTCGTTACCGGAGCGGCAACATGAACCGGCGTCGGTTCTGCGACCCCTGGTTTCGCAGAGCGCTCGATCGGCTTGCCGGCTGCCTGCTCCTGTCCCTTTCCTGCGTGCCATTTCTTGTGATTTTTCCAAGACATCGCGTTTCCCCCTCAGAAAGATTTGTTCGCCGTGCCACTACGCCATCGTAGGAATTTGCGGCGCGCCGCCCGAGGACGGAGCACTATCGGTTCCGGCCATCGCTTCCTGTTGCTCATTGTTCTCGCCCATCGGATTTTCGCCAAACGCTTTGTCGATATGCGCCTTCGCTTCGTGCGCCGAGTGATGCACCGACTTGTGAACTGCGCCGCCGTGATGCGAATGGATTTCGACGTGATCGGCAGGACCGTGCTCCTCGACATGCTCCTCGATCGAGTTCTCGTCCATCTGCTTCGATTTGTGCGCGCCGGCGGTTTTCTTTCCTGCGTGCTCGCCACCGCCGCCGGACTTCGGGCGCGATTCATCGAAGCGCTTTTGCATTTCTTTATTTTCGAAACGTTTCTCGGCCATGATTCCCCCTTAATTTTGCGCTTTCTGCGGTTCCTGAGTTTCTGCGGATTTTGCGGGACCATCCGGATATTGCTCTTTGGTGTGGGCGGCTTGAATCTGCGCCCATGATCGGCGAGCGCCTTCGCGTGTCAATCCACCTGGCGTCACCTGTCGCGGCGTCGTAGCGGGAGTTGCGCGGATATGTCCGACGAGCAGTTGCATTCGCTCGAACTGTCCTCGAAAGTAATCGCGTTCCTTTCGGGCCTCGATTAACTCTGCGCGCAACTCTGCCACAAGGTTGCTTCCAAACAAAGCGGAAAGAAAAGCGCGGATGGCTTGAGCGTATCTCATTGTCCCATCGATTCTGCTTCGCTCATCGTCTCCCCATCCAGCGGGGATTGTAGCGCGGTTTCTGGTGTTTCGCTCGCTGATCCTTTTTTAGCTTGATTTGGTAGGCCAGCATCATGCGCGCCGTCGGATCCTTAATCGCCTGAATCCGCTCCTGATCCTTGATGTCCTGCGGCTTGTCTTTCTCGTTCAAATGCGAGACGAGTCCGTACCGCCATCCGTCGTAGCAGTCATCCTCGATCGATTCCGACTTGAGCACGTCCTCCAGCGTCGTCGGATCCCGCACCACGTTCTCGAGCGTGCGAATCAGATGCGGACACTCTTCCTCGATCAAAACGAAATCGCCCGTCTCGAGCAGGTTGTAGCAGAAGATTGCGCCGTCCACTCGCTTGTTTACCGCCGGCGTGCACCAAGGCAAACCGAGCTCGTGGAACTGCGAACCCATCTGATAGCCGATCGTTTTCGATGGATCGGGATCCGTGGTGCGGCTGAACCGTTCGGGCGATAGATAAATCGCTTTCGTGCGCGCAATCTCTTCCGGCCGCATTTTGGAAACGGCGAGAGCGACGAGCGCGCCGTGCGCCGTCTCATTGACGACGAGCTCCCGATAGCACACCACGACGTTTTTCCATTTCTCGAAGCGGAAAACCTGCGCCCTGGTAAACCAGTACACCGCGGAATTGTGCGCGAGTCCCCAGTCCATGCCGAGCCAGACAGGTTGCCAGTTCTCGAATTTGATCAGTTCGTGATCACGAGGAAGCGAGAGCACGTGGCGCGCGTTGGTGAAATTCGAGAAGTACTGTCCTGCGACCGAATTCAAATCGCCGTCGAGCGCTTTTTTTCGCAGCGCCGGCGCGAGGCGCTCGAGTTTCCGGATGTAATCCGGATCCTTCGCCATCTGAATCGGATTGTCGAGGATGGTCGAGTGGACGTACACGTGATCATGCGGATCGAACACGCATTTCGCTTCGCCGTTCGTCACCTGGTAGTAGCGGCCGTCGCGGTAGCGCGTGACTTTGCCGAGTTGCGAAACCGGTTTGTGATCGACCCAGAGAGTTTTGATCCATCCGTAGCCCGGTCCGAGTGGATTCGTCCCGCCGCCCATGCGCGGAATCGGCATGTTGCCTTCGATGTCCGGCTTGCATTCTTTGTTGACGCGATTGCGGAAGCGCAGGAAGTCGTACGCCTCATAGCTGAATTGCCCCATCTCATCGATGAAAATCCAGACGAAAGCGCTCGAGAGGTACTGCGAGAGAGTTTTTTCCGAAGCGTTCTGCAAGTGACCGAAAAAGATTTTCGAGTCGTTGTGCTTGAACGTCGCAATATGCTTTTGGTCGTTGTATTTGTAGAACTGCTTCGGCACCGTGGATTTGAAATCGAGGATGAGTCCTTTCTCGAGTTCGGGAAAATCGCGCCGCAGCAAGAGACAGTGCGCGCCGGGATACTGCGTGCAGGTGTAAAGCGCCTCACCGAGCCCAAACATGCTCTTGCCGGATCCGCCGCCGCCGATGGCGAGCAGGTTTTTGGCGTCCGAGGTATGCAGGATGTTTTGCTTCGAGAGCGGCTCGTACCAGTCCCAGATATTCGCTTCGCCCGGATCAGTGTTCGCCGTTTCCATCTGCATAGGCTTTCAAATCCTCAGGAGCGAGTGTGGGAATTTCGATGATCGGTTTGCGCGGCGGACGATTCGAGCGGTCCACGTAAATCACACGAACCGGCTGCGAACCCGCCTCGCTTTCCTCTTTGTAGAGTCCCTTGATGCGGCAAACCACGTCCACCATGTAACGCCTAGTGGAGTTGTCCGGGACATCGTAAATCGCTTTGGGATTTCCCTCTTTGTCGAGCACAAATTTCGTCTCGTAGGCATTGAGCAGGGGAAAAATATATTTCTGGTAGAGCACTTCGTCGGTGAGTCCCATCCGGTCGAGGAAGTCGGCGCCTGCTCCGGACGCTCCAATCAGCTTGAGTGCCTGCGAGCCTGATTGATCGGGACGGTTTTTCGAGTAGCCGGCTGCGATTGCGGCTTCGGTGATGGTCGCGCCTTTGGCAAGCGTCTGTACCAGCTTACGTTGGCGCGCGTTGAGCGCCTTTTTCTTTTTGCCCATAGCCGGATTCTACGCCGGCTGATTGGTTTTGTTCGCTTCAATCGCTTCGTTAACGTCGGACGCGACTTGCTCGGGAGAGGGAAACTCGGCAACTTTTCCGCCGTCCTCTGCGTTTTTCTGCGCCTGCACCTGTTTTGCGAGATTGATCATGCTCGCATTCAGTTCGGCGATGCGGCGATTTGCGGCGTGCAGTTGCCTTTGCAGTCCGGAATTCTGCATGTGGAGTTTGCCGATTTCAGAAAGGAAGTCCTCAACGGGAATCTGCATTGTTACGCTCATCTTTTCGCTCCTGGTTTTTAGATATCGCTGCCCGATGGCGGCGAAACTTTTTTTCTCTTTCGGCGTCATTTGCTCCGCGTGCCGCGCTTCGTCGTCGTTACCGGATTGATCGTGTATGCCGCTGATCCTACCGCACTATCAGCGAAATCCGAAATAGAAGCGATTGCTTTCACAGTCGCCGACGCCGAAAGAGAGATACTACTGCCGTTGGCAATCGATGGCGATGCGTGCGTTGGAGTCGTGCCATCTTTCGTGTAATAAATCGTGCCGCCGGGAGTTGTGCTGGTGATCGTGATCATTTTCGTTCCCGTATACGTCCCGGCGATGGGAGAGAACGTTGGCGTCGCAGCCTGGTTCGCACCTGCGGCCCACAAAGATACGTTCGCGGCCGCAACGACGGTGCTGTACATGAACAGAGCCGGATTTCCGGAACTAAAACTCGAATCCGTGAAAGTCGCACGCAACGTTCCGTTTTGCGTGATGGTAATCGTCGTGCCGACGACGGTCATTCTCCAAACATCGCCCGCCGCCACTGTCGCGGAAAATCCGCTTCCGATTTGCGTGTAGATTCCGCCGGAAAGTTTATAAAGTCCATTCGATGCGCTCGTTCCCATCAAACACAAACAGACATAGCCGGACGTTGCGCCACAACGCACTCCCGGAGCAAAATAATCCAAGCCGGCTGTCCCGCTCAGAATCGTGATTTCCACGTACTGATCATTCGCCCAATTCCCGTCGGCGCTCACGCCACCCGGCCCAGACCAAAACTCCTGACAATCGGCCGAAGCCGTGGCCACTTCGCAATGTCCCGCAGCGGAAACCTTGAGTGCGCCTTGCCCGGTTGTGAGGGAGAAATTTCCTCCGTCGGAGAGTGGATTCTCTATCGCAGTGAAAGCGTAGGAGACTAGTTGAATCATCGCTATTTGCTCCGTGTCCCTCGTCGTGAAGTCAGAATCGGTGGCGCGCCTTGAAATTGCCCGCCCTTCCACGAATTGATGCTTGCCGCCGTAACCGCTCCTGCCGTGGCGAGCATGAAACCGGCCGCTCCGCTCGCAATGGCGCTGTCCGTCGCGGCCGCGAAGAGATATCCGTTCCAGTAGAAAAGCAGATTCGAACCGACTACGACGCCAAGCAAGGAGTCTCCGGCGTTGAGTGTCAACGATCCGCTCGCGAGCGTCGTGAAAGTATTCGCCACAACTTTTTGGATTGTCCACGTCCCACTTGCGCCTAGCGTGCCGTTCCAGAAGAGTCTATAAGCCGTGACCGCGCCCGCCGTACTTTGCCTAAGGGATATTCCGACGTATGACGAAACGCAGGCGGCGACTGTAACCTCGGACCATTGGTCATTCCCCCACGTGAGCGCGTTCCACCAGGAATCCGCGTTGCCCGCCGCAGAAGGTTCCGCGAGGTTCGATGCCAGTTGTGCCGCCAGAAACCCGCTGACTGTAGCAAGCGGAGTCCAGTTGCCGCCGATGGGGTTCGCGTTTGCTCGGGTAAAATTATCAAGCGCTAAAGTGTTCAGGTTTAGGGAAATTGTTCCGGAAAACGGTGCGTCTAGGACGCCCTCGTACGATCCGACAAGTTGCGAGAAAGTTGTGTTCGTCGCAATCGCGAGATTGACCAAAAAATCTGCCGTGCTCGCGAATCCAGAAGAGTAGAACAAATAGAGATTGCCGTTGGCTGCGAGGATGCACGGATCACCGAGCTCGTTGTTGAGGGATGATCCGGGATAAAAATCTGCGGGAATTGCAGCGTAGTAGCTGTTTACTTGAGCGCCCTGGTAAGTAAGAGGCGTCCACGGCCCGCCGGGATTGGTGGCTGAAAAGCGAAAGATTTGCGACGGTCCCTCATAGTGAAATGGATTTCCGGTACCTTGCGTAAAGAACTGCGGCGGCGCTTGCTGCGACCATCCGTAGAAAATCCCGTTGACCTTCGCGAAAGTGAAGTTGCTCGTCACATAGGGAATTGTTGGCGCCGGCGGATTTGCTACGGGACGAGTCCAGTTGATTCCGTCCGTTGAATTCACGAGTCCCATGCAAAAATCGGTGGGAAGATTCGCAGCGCTAGACCATCCGGTGTAATACGCCCACCATTTCCCGGTGTGATCGACAGTCAAAACCGAAAGTTGCTCGACGCCGCCGTTATCCCATCCGCTCGCCGATGGGAGCAGAGCGTTCGCTTTTGCGAGCGTGAAAGTAACTCCGTCCGTACTGGTGTAAACATCGATGAGCGTCCCGCTGAATGAGACGCCGCAGTAGGCGTAGTATGTGCCGGCATTTTTGTAGAGTTTTAGATCCGATTTCCCTGCGATGACTGGATTCGATGCGTACTGTGTCCAATGCACGCCGTCAGAGGATTCAGCATAGTTAATCGCGGTTGTAGAAACATCGTCATACCACATTTTGAAAACAGGAGACGAACCGCCGATGATCACCGAGCCAGTTTCAAACAGTACGTTAGGCTGCCCGAAATTCGCCGGGAATGATCCCGTAACCGTGCCTTGCGGCGCCCAAAGGTTGAAAGCAGTCATTCGATGCTAGACAAGGATTTTGAAAATCACACCCGGTGACGTACCGCCGGAGACTCCTGAGAGATTGCCGCGCACAAAGTTCGCACGCACGCCGATAGCGGTTTGCTGTCCCGCGGCAGTGACACTCGCAATCGTGGTGTACGCAGCGTCTAGGTCAACATCGGCGACTTGCAAGTTTGCGGTAAAGGTCGCGCCGCCCGTTGCCTCAACGCTCCATCCGATGTCGCGCGAGTTCGAGGCAAGTCCGCCGGCTGCCTGCATCGCGAATTGCTGTCCGGATCCGTTCGCCATCGTGTCGGTAGTTTCCGCGACTGGCACAATCGCAAGTCCGGAATCGGTCGTCGTGCCGATGTTCGGAGTCGTTGCGGCGTAGGTGATCGTTCCGATTCCTGTCGTCGAGTTGATCGAGACGGAAGCGATTGCAACGTTCGTCACGTTCATGGCTGCGGCCGTCTGCAAGCCGCGCACCGTGATTAACTGGCCGACTAGCGGGATGAGTCCTTCGAGGAGAGTTACGTTGAGCGTGACGACGTTCGATGCGACTGCGACGGATTGAATCGAGAGGCGCGCCGGCGGCGTGCGGTCGTTGAAGCCGCCGAAAGAGTAGCCGACAACTCCCGGCAAAAGCGCGATTGCTTTCCCGAGCGGCGGTGCTACATAGGCTGGCATCGGCGTTACCTCACGCCGAGAACTTACGCGAGAAAGCCGTGCGCGTCAACTTCGATCAGCGGACACCTGGTCCGGCGGATTGCGACTTATGAATTCCTGCATCGCTTTCACCATGTCGGCGCGCTGCGCGTTCGATATCCACGTAAACTCCGGACCGTCGAAAGAAAAAATCATAAGAGCGAATCCCCACTTGTTCGAACCGCTCATCGTTTTGCAGGCGCGTTCGATAGCTGCTGCGATATGTCGTCCTGTCGCTTCCATCGCTCTAAGTTGTGCTGCTTCCATTTCTCTCATTGTTGGGCCGCCTCGAGTTCGGCCATGCAGCCGGCGCAGATGATCAGGCAATCGTCCGCCGTGAGGTCGCGTCCCATGCACTCGCAGCAAATTGCCTCGCCGATGTGCGTCTCCGTCGCCCGATCGAATTGCGCGATGTGCGCTCCGTCGGCGACGTGCAGGCAAGCCGCATAGCATGGTCCGAGTCCGTGGCGCGAGCAGGTGACGAGTCGTGGCTCGCTCATCGTCTCAGGCTCTTGACGTAAAGTTTTTCCTGCGCTGTCAGAATCGCGCCGCCGCAAGCCGCGCACGTCGTGACTTTCGCTCGAGACTTGGGAGCAGGACCGAGCGGACACTCACACTGCGGAATCGCTTTGCGGACTCGTCTCATGTTTTCATCGTACACTTGCCGCACAAACACAGGCTCGTTTCGCTTTGCCTTTCTCTCGTTCATGTTTTTCTCCTGGTTTACTTTTTTTCGTTCGCGAGCAAATCCTCGATTTCATCCACGCTTTCCTGCACGAGAAACGTTGATCCGTCGTTGAGCACGACTCGCGTGCAATCCTGCGGCGTCGAGCGGTCCGGCGTGAAAATCTTTATTTGCTTTCCGTCCATGATCACAATCGGATCATCCTCGGAGAGCGGGAGCGCGTTGGTGAGTGTGATCAAGCTAATCCATCTCCAAATATGCGCGACAAAAAAACAGCGGTTTTTTCTTCCCTCGACCGCCTGCCAGTTTTTCCGCATCGTCCGGATGGCACTGGAAAAACTGATCACATTCGCAGCCGTCGTGGTTCAAAAAATAGTTGCGCCTCACCGCTTCCGCTCGAGAAATCATTTCTCCGATTCGGATGGTCATACCGCGGTCGTGATTCCACCACTCGGCGCCAGTCAAGTTGATGTCGTGCGGCGGATCCAGCACGAGTTTTACGGTGTGCCATTGCATTAGTCCATCTCCAAACACTTCCGGCAGACGACGGCTTGCTGTCCATTCTCCGAATGAAAATCGCGCAGCCGGAAATAATGCTCGCACTCGCAGTTCGGTGTATCAGCGTAAACTTTCCGCATGTTCTGGCGGTCGTTGACGTGCTGTACAAAAACTTCCTTGCCGGCGTATCTCGGCCAAGCGGCGAGGAGTTTCGGTCCAGCGCACTCGATCGGCGGCGGATCAGTCCGGAAGTGGACAGGTATCCAGGTCATTTTGGGTGCGCGGCCAGCGCGGCACGCAACTCAGATGCACACTTTAGCTGATAGTCCTTCAACCGCTTGTGCCAGTATTCAACGCCTTGGGCTGTCTCTGGTGGACACTCATGCCTAACGACCAGAGATTGCTCCCACTCCATTGCCAGATTCTCCAGCGTGTCGCGCAGCGGCCCCTCCGTCCCAGATACAACGCGCTGCTGGTAAGTTACCAGTTCGGAAGCAGGGTACACTTGGACTAGGTGGTAGTTCCGCTCCGCTTGGTCCCTACACCATTCCCCACAGGAACATATCCCACGCTGTTTATTCCATACGTGACCAACCTGTGTCGGCTCTGGCCCCTCCGTCGCAGGTACAAGAGGCGGGGCGGGCGCGGGGATACTCGCCCGCACTCGCCGCAGTCCTCGGTCCAGACACTTTACGCAGAGCATCTGAAACTCTCCGGCGAATCCTGTCTCTATGCGCGTCGTCGGAACGTGTTCGCCGCACTGAGCGCATGGGCAAGTTAACTCAAACTTCGTTGGCTCGTGCTTCCCTGCTGATTCATTTGCGTTCATCTGAGCACACTCCTTAGTTCCAATTCATCTCGACCGCCCATCGGCAAATCCCCTGTCCTGAAATCAGGCAGAGCCATCTGTACGAAACGCGGACGTGGCGAATGCGGTCTCTGGTCTGATTCATTTTACTGTCTTGTCAACGTAACTAGAACACAGGAATCGCCTGTAATAGCCACAGAATGAGTCCAGTTTTGCAAACATTGGCTTTTTCGTGGTTTTTAGCATCTTATGAGCCCTACCACTAGGATTCTCTACTCCGTTCGCCTAATAGCCTCTCCCATCTAGCGCAGCACGCTCCAAGACGCCAGATAGTCTGGCGTGACAAGGTAAATCACGCCTTCGGTGCATGGCACAGGATCGGGAACGGCAATCGCATAAATCTCGCGCACGCATCGATCGTTCGTCCAGCACATGCCTTTGCCCTGTAGCGCGTCGAGAAAGTTTTTCGCGAGGTTGTCCACGTCCGTCGTCGCGATGCGCTTCGAACGGAAAGCGAGTCGCACTCCCCACAAAAGATTTTCGTCCTCGTTCATCATGCTTGGACAACACGCACGCACGGCCCATGCGATATCTTTTTGCGCGTTGCGTGATGGGTTATATGAGCGATTGCCGAATCCGCCTTTGCGTTTCCACGGCTGCGGATCCCCGTCGATTTTGAAGTGCCAGAATCGGCCGGTGATTCGCACATCGTCGAGCAGGCTGCGAGTCATTTTCCACACTCCACATACAAACCGACGACGAATCCGAAAAAGAAAGAGAGCGCTGTGAGACAGCACAGAAAGAGCGTGAGGTCGATCCACCATCCCGGCTCTCTGATCGGTTTCCACTGCATGGCGAAATCCTTTCGCGGCGCGGTCGTCCATTCGCCCTCACGCGCCGCGCTCGCTATCGCTTTTGGTTCCCCTCTGCGCTTGCGAGATCGTTCGAATCGATGTACCTCGGCACGAGTTCATCACATATTTCGAGCAGATTAAGTGCGTGCTCGGCGCATTCTTTCACCGTGAATTTGCACACTCCATCCGCCGGCGACGCATAGAGAATCGCCGCCATGATTCCGAGTGTGTGCCGACGCTCTCTGTCGTCGTAAATCTCGCTCGTCGCCAATTTCCAATTCTTGTTATCTCTCACGTCATCCATCGATGCTCTCCTAGTTTTCTGTTGCACGTTGCCGCCCACAATGCGGACAAAAGTTCGGCGGCTCGCGGTGGGCGGCGCCGTCCATACAGAAAGTGAAACTCATCGAACAGGCTAGGCATTTCCACATGAACGTGCCAAGTCCGTGCGATTGGAAGCGAGTCGCTGCGGCGAAGTCCTTCGGAATCGGAAGCCGGCCGAGTTTCTCCCTCATTTCCGCGATGCGAGCTCTTGATTGCGGCGTGACTTTTGTTTTTCCCATCTGCGCTCCTGAAAATTCAGAAATCAGCTTTTCCCACTACCTGCCATCGCCCTGCTCGATGCGCTTTTTGAAGAGTGCGGCGACGTAATCCGGCGTTTTACCTGCGAGAGCGGCAAAGTTCGCGATGAACGTTCGCCCCTCTTTGCAGTCCTGCCAGCGAACATCCGGAAGTCGAGGCGTCGTGCTGTTCTGCGACTCGCGGCAGAGGACGGCCCACTTGTAAATGCCTCCGAGTTCCTGATTGGTGAGTGAGTCTCGAGCCGCAATCGTGATGAATCCTGTACCGCCGCACTTGGAGCAATGCGCGTGCGCTCCGGGAATTTGCGCGCCAAATTTATCGTGCAACGCATCGAGCGCGAAAAGCACCTGTCCTGGTGCCGGCATGTAGCCGTCGGTGGCGCGGCGAATCGCTTCGGGAAAAGCCATCGCCAAATCGCGAGCGGATAGATGCGAGAGGCATTCGCGGTACGTATGGAAAACCTCAGGACTTGGCTCTTGGCGGAACGTCAGGAAAAGTCGCGTTAGCCACTTCTTCAACTCGGCGTCGGCGTCGCTCTCCCGGTGTTTCTTTTGTGGCATGGCGCTTCTCCTTGAGGAAATTTTTCTGTGCTTCTATCTCTCGTAAGGTTTGCTCGATGTTAAATTTCGGATCCGGATTTGAGGCGTTTTCCGGTTGCGGCGTGGTGGTAGGTTTTGAATCTAAGGCAGAGGCAGAGGCAAAGGCAAAGGCAGACGATTGCACTTGCATATGCGGTGGCATGGTACTATTTTTATTAGTACTCCACCGTGCGTTAGCCGCAAGTCGTTGCTTTTCCTTGTACTTGTCAAGTTCCCGATGTTGCTCCGCTAATTTTCTATTTATGAGTTGACTACCTACCTTTTGAAAGGTATTGGGGTACTTCCTCAGGAAGTTCTTAACAAGTCTGGTATCAAGTCCTGCACATCTAGCCGTTATCTCGACTGGAAGCGGGAGTGTTCCGGGGTGATCACCGTTCCACGAAGCGCACAAAAGCCACACGTAAATTCCCCTCTCGGCGTGTGACATTCGGAGCACTGTCGGACTCGTCATCCAGTCCTTTACGTAGAACATAAACCACGGCGATTTCTGTGCCATCGAGCGGCTACTCTATTCCGGTCAGAGCGACCGAGCAAAGCGATGTTTTCCACAGATTCACAGATTTTGCACAGGGTTTTCCACAGTTCGCTATCTCTTCGCTTGGCGCCGTCGGAATTTCTCATTGATCACCATCGCGAAAACGCCGGCGATTTGCAGAATCATTCCGCACGCCGTCTCCCGATCATCCGGATTGAATTCGCGACTCGCAAATATTCTGTCCCACACGTGCAGGAGAGCGCGGAACGGATCCCGCCGCGCAAGGTCGTAGAACGGTCCGCCTTCGATCACCAAGAAAACACCTCTTGACTCAAACGCTTTGCCGCTATCTCGCAGTACTTTTCCTCGATTTCTATGCCTATGGCGCGACGGCCTAGGTCTTTGGCTGCGCGGAGTGTCGTACCGCTGCCCATGAATGGGTCGAGAATGCTTTCAGCGGGAGACAAGTTTTGTACCAGCCAAAGCAAAAGATCCAGCGGTTTCTCGCATGGATGATTAGGGGTGTCTCCGTTGTAGCATTCATAAGTTCCCACCATGCGGTCATGCGTCAGCCCGATTGGCTCTCTGTCGGGCCCCTTGGGGCGCGGATTGGTTTTCTTCCACCATAGAATGCTTTGGCATATTTGCTTCATTTCCTCGAGCCTAGAATTTGGCCCAAAAAAAGCTGTGCGGCGCGAGCCTATCCAATCGGTACTCCAAACGTCCCACGCTTCTCTAGTGAACTTCGCGTTGAATTCCCCCACGTCTCCCCCGCCGCGAACCCAGCCCGTTCCATACGGCGGATCCGTCAGCACCAAATCCACAGAACCAATCTGCGGCAAAATCTCCCTGCAATCCCCGTAGTAGATCGTGATGCCAGCGTGCTCGTAGTACGGCTTCATTCAATATCTCGATCGAGTTTGAGTTTCCCCTGCGTCTCGGACATTTCGAGCCACACATCTTTCCCGAATTGTCGGTCAGCGAATTTGCAAACGTCCGGCTCGGTGACTTCGCATTGCAGCCGAAACGAAAAGCGCATCACGGTTTTAACGTGGCCTTTCCCTTTCTCCTGTACTTTGCGGAGTTTCGCTTGCACGATGAGCACGCTTGCGAGGTGCAGCATGTAGTCGTCGCGCTTCATGTCTGGAGCTTTGCGAATGGTGACGGTTTGCGGCGGAATGGCATCGACGGCAATCGAGGGATAGTTTTTCTTGTCGATAAACTTCCATGCTTCCTCGACGCCATCGGGGAGATTGCCTTTGTGATCCGGCGTGAGCGGAAAGGAAAATTCCATTTCGACAACTTGGCCGAGATCTTTGTGAATCCGGTAGTGCGGCAGAACGTAGGCGGCTTGCAGATGTCCGTTACGAACCGGCTTCGGCGTCTCCGGTTCCGGCTTTTTCGCTTTCAAATCCTCGGGGACTGAATCAACTGGAATGCCGGCTTCCTTTGCTGCGTCCACGACTTGCTCTTTGAATTTCTTTTTCTTGGCCATCTGCACTCTCCTGGTTTTCGATTTTGCTTCTATAACCCGCGCAAAACTTGTGCGGTGTTGCCGTTCACCACGTATCCATAGGTGTCCACAAACTCGGCGAGGTCGCGCTCGAGCGTCACGTCGTCCACGCAGTAGTTGACGAGTTTGCCCCACTCGCCGCTCTGAAACCATTTGGGCGCCATCGCACCGTTAGCGATTTTTCCCGGCGCTTTGAGCGTGCCTCGAGCGACGACATCGAGCCCCCATCCGCCATGAGCTCTCGAGAACGTGTCCGGATTGAGTTTCTGTGCAATCCAGATGCGGCGCAAAATATCGTTGGTTTTGTCGCGGAGTTCCTCGACTCGAGCGCGGCCGGAGAGTCCGAAAATGACCGGGAAGTCGAATTTCCAGATATTGAAACCTGAGATACGGTCCGCTTTCCTCAAGCGAGCGCGGAGTTCGAGGAGCTCCTCATTCGTGTGTCCGTAAATTCTGAACCGGTCCGTTTTGTGCTCGTACACGACGGCGACCGCGACGCCGAGTTTATCCGTCGCGTCCCATCCGCCGGGAGTTTCCTCAATCGTTTTCTGAATTTCCACGTCCACAACTACGTGATCCATGCGCTCTCCCCTGGTTTTTAGATTTGTGTTTCTTTGATGATTTGCCGCGCGATGTATTCCGCGATTTGCGGGATGAAGGAGTTTCCGACTCCTGCAATTCGGTCCAACCGATTGGGAACCCCATAAGCCACTCGTGGAATTCCGGGTTCGACGGACCAAGGCCTATATAATTCCGCACCGCGTCTACCAATTTCCAGTGATGTCTCTTTCGTCCAAAAACTCCGCTGCCATCCGCATCGCTTTTCCGAGGGGTAGGCCACAATGAGCAATCGCTCCCGTGTGTGTGGTGCTTGAAACTCGCAAGCTGACACAGTGTCCCATTCTGCGTCATACCCGCACGCGGCCAGCCCCCCGAGAACTTCTCCCATCCCCCGGTTAAGCAGCCCTGGAACGTTTTCCACGATGACGAATCGCGGTCGTAACTCGCAAATGATGCGCTGGAATTCGGGCCAGAGCCATCGCTCGTCGTCTTGTGCTCCTCCTTTTCCGCAGAAGGCGACTGGTTGGCAGGGGAATCCACCGCTGAGGATATCGACGCGGGCGAGGTTGTGAGCCCCGCACTCGCGGATATCGCCGAAACGTTTTGCGTGCGGGAAGTTTTTCGCGAGCACTCTTCGGCAGTAGTCATCGATTTCGACTTGCCACAACGTTTTGATTCCCGCTCTCTCGAAGCCAAGATCGAATCCCCCAATGCCTGAAAAAAGACTGCCGTGCGTCAATTCCACTTTTCCCCCTGAATCCCTGCCGAGGCGACGCATCCTCTGGTGATGACCATTACGCCGCGCCGCCTCAGCCGTCCCGGAGCGAACAGGTGTACGCTCCGTCTCCCGATTTTTAACTCCGGGGAGATTGATCCACGAGCTCGAATCGCTCGGGGTGTTTATCGAAAACCTCGCGCAGATTTTCCCACTCGCGAGCATTGAATATCAAACGGCCATCGTGAGCGTAGCCACCGTACACGTCGCGACTGAAAAACTCTGCGTGCACATGCGCGCCACACGTCTCGAATTTGATTCGCGTGTGCGTCAAAAAGGGATATCCTCTTTCGGTGCCTCGGAAATCGGCGTGTCCGGTTCAATGAAAATATCGACGCGAGTTGCGAGCTTGCGCGCGACTTCCCGCCAGTGTTTACCGCACGCAGTCGAAGCCGCGGTATCTAGCTTCGCCATCTCGAGCGGCGTCGCGGTAACAACGATCGTTTCCTGTAGCGGCGTCGAGATCGTGCGGACTGAAACCTGTCGCCATCCTTCCGGCTCGGTCTGCGCGCCATACTCCTGGTAGCAGTATTTCCCGTCACATTCGATTTTGATCACGGTTTTTCTCCTCGTCTTTCCGCGCCATCGCGATTGCATCCTCGAGCGAGTACGCGAAACCCATGTACCATGAAACATTCACGTCCGGATACCGATAGGCCAGAAAATAAATCGGTCGCTCGCCGACGTGAATCACCTTCTCAATCACCCAGTTCATCGCTTGCGCTTCTCGAGTTCGGCGATGAGGACTTTCACTTTTTCCGCCGGCAACTTCTGGAGTTCTGCTTTGTGGCCGATGGCGTCGAGCGCCTTGCGAACGTCCATGTCTTTCAGTTTCCAGTCCTGCATGAGCGTCATTATATCGAGCACCTGATTGTGGCTGATCGTCCCGTTACTGCCGCTCGATTTCACGTCCGACGTGGTGCGCTCGGCTTTCAGGTTGAATTCCTTCGCCGTGGTAGTTTCCTTCGCAGCGATGGCGGTGCAAATTCCCTTGAGCGTCGCGAGTTTCTCGGCGGTGATTTCAGAAACTTTCGAAACGCCGAGCCGCTCGCAGATGTTTCGCTCCGGGATTCCCTTTCCCACAAGCCAAGCGATAGCCTCGGCGCGCTTGTCCACGGTTTCGGTTTTGGTGCGGCCGCCGGAAATCTTGCGGCATTTCTGGTAGAGCGGCCACCAGATCGCTTTCGGAATTCCCTTGAGCACGGCATTGCGGTAAGCTATCGCACATGCCGCATTCTCGGTAACGCCGATCATGTCGTCGTTGTAGCGGTGTCCATCTTTGTCGGTGATGCGCCGCTTGACGTGCATTCGGATGGCAGTGTTGTTTTCCAAGTCGTGAAACACTCCCTCGGCAATCACGAATTTTTCGCCTTCCTCGATCGGACGCGCGCCGGCTCGCGAGTTGCCGTAGCTGTGCTGAATGATTTCAGCGAGACGGACGTTCGGTCCTTCGATGTCCTTCCCGCCTCGCTTGAGCGCGTAGTAGAGTCCCTCGGCGACGCTCGATTGCTGTTCCATGTGCGCTTGCACTAGGTACATCGCGTTCGACGTGACGCGCGCAAGGTCACGAGGGTACTGTTTCGCCGTGGCGATTTGCGTATCGATTTCGACGCGCGAAAGTGCCAGAGCATCAACTGTTGCGACATCGGCGGGCGCTGCTATTTCAATTATCTTGCTCTCCTGATTTTTCGCCATCTGTTGACTCCTCTTCCGGCAACTTCGAGCAGGCGAAATGCGGCTTGATCACCTTTAGGAAGTGCCGGCCTTTGCTGTCAGACGCCGCGAAAGCGGCCCAATCATCGGGGGTAAACTCGAGGTATTCATACTTCCCCCCACGCTGAAACTCAAGCGTTAAAATCTGCTTCGCCTCATCGTAAAGCGCCGGCGCTTTGAGCAATTCACTGTGAAACTCTAGTATCTCCATTGGTGTTCTCCTGTCGTGGGACTCGCCCTTTCTCGAGATAGTACCGCGTCACGTACCGCCGGCGCGTCGGATGCCGGACACGCTCGGCGACTGGATGAAAACAAATCCAGCAATTCCCGCACTCGTAAAAGCGCCGCCATGCGGAATCCGGCTCATGCTCGACGAGCAGGAAACCGCATCGCGGGCAATTCATCGAAACGATCCGCCGATTATTTTCTTGACGGTGAAACCGGGAATCACGGCATTCTCTTTGCCTTCGGTCGCTCGAGTCCGAAGCGCAGGAAAATTCGGCTCGATCAAAGCGAGCAGGTGATTTCCTTCCTTCGGGAATTTTACGATGGCGAGGCAAAGCGCATAGAGGTCGTACTTTTCGCGGTCAACGTCCCACCTGGTGCTCGTGCTCACGTTTTCCGGCGCTTTCGCTTTCGGCTGCACGATCGGCGCCGGACGGGAGAGAACAGTATCGCGAATCTCCTCGACCGTCTCTTTGTCCGCTCCGGTTTTCACGGCCGCTTTCGCGAGTCGGTCCGCTTCCTCTCGGTTTTTCCTGTCCTGCTCGGCTTCGGCGTCTAGTTGCCTCTGCTTCGCTTCGCGGTTCACCCGATCGATGTAGGAGAAAATGGACTGCTTGAGCGCTTTCAGTGGAACGATAACGGGATTGATCAAATCGTTTCGAAGTTTCACGGCGGCCTTGTGCGCCTTGTTCGTGGCGTCAACGACTGGATCCGTGAGCGCTTCGGCGTTCTCGATCCATTGATCGGCGAGATTCGCCATCCGAGTTGCTTCGTCAAGCGTTTCCTGGTTTGTGATTTTAATCTCGAGTTTGGGAAGCAGTTGCTTCGACTGCTTTGCGAGCGTAGTCGAGTCCGGCAAATTCACCTTTACGATTTCGGCTTGTTGCGGTACTTTTGGCACTGGCGCATCTCCTCATTGTTAGATGGGCGGCGTGCTGTCAGACACGCCGCCTTCCTCTTATCTCACTTCCTGATCAGTCCTTCCTGAATTTTCCACTGCGCGAGCCTGATTGCCGCCTGCGCCGTTTTCAGGTCTGCGTGGTAAGTCATACGCTCGATTTTCATTGCACGATAGGTGCCATCCGCACAGAGCTGCACCGCGAGACGCTCCCACCATTTTTCTGGATCGAGCGCGTATCCGTAGAGGCACAACTGCAACTTTACGGCCGGCTGAATGGCACCGAGTTTGATGTCGAGCAAACAATCCTTTCCGTTCCTTATGCCGGTTCGATCGGCGCGACCGCGATAGTGATAGAGCGCATTCACGCAGGAAACCTCTACTAGGCGCGGTACGAAATGGCATTCGACTTTGAATCGCTCATAGGCACGCACAAACCCCGCCAAGTGATCAGGCGCGCGCTTGAGTCGTCCTCGGTCGAGCAGTTCGGTCGCACGGTGTCCCTCACTGCCTCGCCATCTCGCCTCTTCGGTCACGAAATCGTGATTCGTCACGCCTGCGATTTCGAGGATTTCGGTTACGCGAAGATATCTCACTTTCCGCCGTGGCCGATCAGGTAGGCGGCGACGAGCACGAGCAGGATTACGGCTACCCAAGCAACGATGCGAGCGCCGCGCTCCGGTCGCGCGTGCATCGCTTCCCCGATCGCGAGACGTTCGTTGCCCTCGCACTTCCAACACTGTTCGCCGTTGATGTATCCGGCACCGTTGCACGCATCACAGACTGTGGCGTATGGTTTCATGGTTTAACCCCTCGTTTTTTGAGCGCTTCCTCGATCAGGATTCCGACCATTTTAGACATGGTTCGCTGCTCCGTCTCGGCGAGCGCGGCAATTCGCATCGCAATACTGCGCCGCAGAATCGTCGAAATGGTGAGGACAGGCTCACGCTTGAGTTTAACTTTTGGTCTTTCCACTCCCGGTGTGTCCATAGGGGGAGTGTACCATAAAACACTCTAGGACATATAGGCCATTGGTACTATTGTGAGGATACATATAAACGCGCAGAATGTACCTAGTCGGGAACGGCCGAGAGAGAGTAGCTACACCGCACGCCCTGAAAAGACTCTCTCTCGGTACCCCCTCTGAGGAGAAACACCATGAAAACACTTACCGCTAACACAGACTGGATTCGCGAGGAGCGCAATTACGAGATGGCACGCCTGCAAGCGATTCTCCGCAACCCACGCGCCACGCAGGAAGAGATTGCTATTGCCATAAACATGCTTCGCGGCTGGTGATTCGCCGCAGTTTTCTGAGGAGAAACACCATGAATTTTACTAAAATGCTTATAAATCTTGCCGTTCTCGGTGCCGTCGCAGGCGCGTTCTTTGCCCTGCCATCCGCAACCCGCAGTTTTGTCGTCGTCGCATTCGTCGCCCTTCACATCTTGCGGCTCACGGGAGCGAAAACGTGAGCGCGCAATCTTTCGGAATCTGCCACCAGAGAAGCGTGATTTGTCCTCGCTGCCTCAACACCGCAGCCGTGCTCTATCATGTATGGGAAGGAAAGGAAGTGAATCCGCCTGCGTGCCGCAACTGCTCGGCGCACTGGGAGAAAATCAGATGCGAACAATCTGGAAATACACGCTAGTTCTTGGCGGATCCGCCAAGTTCCGGATGCCGAAAGGCGCGAAAGTCCTGTGCGCGCAGGAGCAGTTCCAGCAATTTTGCATTTGGGCGGTCGTCGATACCTCGCAGCCGGGAGAGGAGCGCGAGTTTATCCTGCTCGGGACGGGAAATCCGATCATGGTTCCGGACGCGAATCTGAAATATGTCGATACGATGCAGACGCAAGACGGCCACTTCGTCGGACACCTGTTCGAGGTTCTCCCCTAGTACTCGCGAGCAGTGTACTTTTTCCGGTCGCTCGGCCAGTTACGGCGAGCGACCGTTTTTGCGATGATTGTCTCAGGGGGAAACAAAATGAGAGACGCCATCGCACGACTCGAAGCAGAACGCCGCAACCTCTGGCACGATGTGGGAATCCACATGCAGGACGCTTTTGATCAGACGTACAGCACGGCAAGCCCGAATGCGGTGCCGACGCAGTATCCGAAAAAGTCTACCGAATTCATCGCGAACGTTTGATGCGGGATTTCAAAATAGGCGTCGTATCCGTATTCCTTTCCAGCGGCGATGGTGAGTTCTCCGATTGCCCATTTCCACGGCGTGCCGCCGTAGTGCGCGGCGGTTAGCAGCACACAGTAAGCGGCGAGGACGTGCGCGGCGTTCTCGCTGAAAGTGTTGGTCGCAATCCACGCATTGAACCACTCCCACCATTTTTTCATTTCTGCTCTCCCGCGGGATTCGCTCCGAGCGGTCGCGCGCACTTCCAGCACCAAATTCTTCCGGCTAGTTTCCGCTTGCGGGAGTTGAAAGTAAGCGTGTGTCCACAGCCGAGTGTTACCGTCACGGTGTGCGCGTTAACGCC